GTTAGTACTTGAGCAGCTGTATCTGGTGAGCCTTGTGGACCTGTAGCCCCTTGCGGTCCCTGAGAACCAGTTGCACCAGTTGGACCTTGAGCACCTGTGGCACCCTGTGGTCCAGTCGCGCCCTGCGGTCCTGTTGCCCCATCATCTCCGTCTGCACCAGCTGGACCCTGCGGTCCGGTTGCTCCAGTAGCACCTGTCGAGCCTTGCGGTCCAGTAGCACCTTGAGGACCTGTTGCGCCTGTAGCACCCGTAGGTCCTTGCAGCGCTACATTAGATATAGTTCCCTTTTCCCAGCGACCAGCAGACACGTCATAATATGGAACTAAGTCAGAGCTTGTCGCATCGGTGTTAGTAGGAAATGCAGTCAGCTCAGCTCCAGCGTCCGTTAGGTAGCCAGCACTTGCATGATTGCCCCAGCCGTAAGCGGTGTTCCAGTTAGAGCTGTTATCTGCAAAATCAGCTGAAGACCAAAGTCGGCTCCAGTCAGACCATGTTCCGCTGTTTTGTCCTCTAATATATGATCTGCCGCCGTTTCTCCAATCCTGAGCAAATTGTGTTTGCCAAGCATTGCTATACGCCATAGTCATTAAACTATGATCTGTACCTGCGGGTTTATCACCAGACGTGCCACTATAATTAAATGTTACGCCTCTGCCATCACCTACTGTATTTTGTGATGAAGTTCCCCTGCCGCTTAATGCATTATTTGTAGTGAAGGTAGTAGAAGTCTGTTTTGTACCAATGCTGGTACTTACTGTGGTAGCAAAATTAGGATCATCACCCAATGCAGCGGCTAGCTCGTTAAGCGTATCCATTGTGGCGGGTGAAGAGTCAACAAGCGCTGTTATCTGGTTCCCGACATATGTCTCAGTGGCGTAGCCAGACAGAGACTGGTGGCTAGTTAAATATCCCCCACTCGCGTGGTCACCCCAGCCGTAAGCCGTGTTCCAATTGGTGGAGTTGTCAGTAAAGTTGTAAGTGGTAAATATCTCATACTCAGTACCCGCACGAACGTGGTGCAGCGTGTCTGATGATGCGATAACAGATTTTGCTCGTGAAGTTGAGCCAAAGTAAGCTCTTGAGCTGTTGACTTGAACAAGAGGGTAGCTGTCATGCCCCTGTATCCTAGTGTTGCTATTACCGAGACTTAGTAGACCTGTATACGTGTCATTTGCATTAGACCGAAGATACTTGGAATCTGTCTGCGTAGTAATATCAAAAGAGGTTAGATACCCCTCAGTCGAGTGGTCACCCCAGCTGTAGGCTGTGTCGTAGTTAGACTTATCTGTTAGGCTAAACTCATTCCCTGATAAGCTAATACCAGAGCCAGCAGTATAGACCTGCCCCCCATCCCTTAGATCTTCTAAGGTGCCAGCCGTAACCCTAAGTGCTACATCAACTCCAGCCGAATGACTGACAGCCGTTGTGTCATCCTGCCCACGGTCCACCGTAAATGTGGTGCCCGATATGCCAGTAACCTTGACGATCTCTGAACCCGCCCCCGCTCCTATAGTCGCATAGAAGTAATCTCCACCCCCCAAAGAAGGGAATGAAGACGCGCTGTTAACACTAATAGACGTTGCCGTAGAGGAAACGCCACTAGCCAGCAATGAGCTAGCTAGGTTCGAGAACTGAATCGCCATTTATGGCTCCTAGCTAGCTGACACTACCCATGAAATAGAAAGACTATCGGTTGGGGCTTTGTTGATAACGCTGAAAACCGTTCTGCAAAGCATTGTTCCGTTAGAGCTAGCATTTAGGATAGCCGCCTCAACTACACCAGCAGCAGAGGATGGAGTGTTAGCTGGGAAAGTCGCAACGTAAGTAACGTCATTCGAGCTAGCGGTAGTGCTAGTGAGCGCTACTCGGGCTGCTTCTGAACCAAGAGTGGTGTCGCCAGCTGCCGCAGCAGTGTTCGACGTACCGATTGCCATGTGGCTCATGACGCTAGCTGAAGTTCCAGCCATGCGAGATGCAACAAAAACCTTGCCGGTAGTAACCACTAGGTTGGGGATTGATTGTGTTTCTTTGATGGCGCCGTCTTCTGCTATTAAATTAACAGTAAGATGCCCCGTAAGTTTTAGATCATCAACGATCATGTTATGTCTCCAGATTAATCAGCATTCAATATAATATTGCCGATCATTGCTTGATTAAGGAGGGCACCAGTTACTACATGCTCAACATCAAGAGAATCGACAATAGATGTACTGTCAGATTTTCCGATCCATGGGGACAGTGTCGCTGCGTCATTTAGCGCGGTTGTATCTGTAGCTGACTTCGACGCATGGGAAGTCAACAATTCTTGTACCATTATAGAGTCTGTAACAGGTTTTGACAAAGCAAATAATGCTTGATCGGTCAAGCTAAACAGTTGATTTTGAATAGATTTACCGACATTTGACTCTAACGTATCCGTGATAGGCGCACTGTCAGTTTTGACAATACTTGAGGACAGTGTTGCTGCATCGCTTAGAGTGATTTGATCCGTAGATAATCTAGATGAATGAAGTCCTAGCGCCTCTGATAATCCTATAGAATCTGATGAAGACTTTAACGGAGACAGTGATGCTTGGTCAGTGAAGCCAAACAACTCATCGCCAATAACCTTTCCGAAGCTAGCCTCTAGAGATTCGGTCAAGCCGAATACATTAGATTTAACACCCTCAACATCTTTGTTTATCTGTGCGAAATCATCCAAGGCAAAGAAGTCTTGCAGAGACTTAGATACCGAGAAAGAATTAATACCATCTGCAAAAGTAAACGAATCGTCCGGCTCGCCAGTTACAGTAACAACGTCTCCGCTTTGCGAGAACACGAAGTTGTATGGCTGCCTTGTTACTACGACCTGATCAAAGAGAGCCAGACCAGACTGCGACAAAGTGCTGACATCAAAGCTCTGAGAGTCTGTGAATACAGCAGAATCAGCCAAGCCTTTGTTTGGGTGAGTTGTGGCAGAATCATCGAAACCAAAACTGTCACTTCGAGTCTTGGTGGCTTCAAAAGATATAGACTCTAAAATATCTACCGCACTGTTAAACTGACGTATAAACGTAAGCAGGGTGTGTACATCTTCGCTAAAGCCAAAACTGTCAACCTTAGCTGCATTCGCGTCAAGAGTTACGTCGTCAAGAACGCTAAAGTCATCAGAAGCAACTTTCTCGGGGTGAAGCCTTGCAAAGTCGGAGAAGGATGCTTCATCTGTAAGCTGCTTGCCCACTGTAAACGCAGCTTGTGATGAGAAGCCTAAGCTATCGCTAAGTCCTTTATCTACAGCAAATACAGCTGAATCTAAGAACGCATAAGCATCATTAAGAACGTATATAGTCCTTTCGGCGTTTACGTGAACATTATGAAGATAAAGGTTTTGCCAGCTGGTAACAGCAGTTAGCTTTGCAAAACTAATTGCAGCCGCGACTTTTCTGCTTGTTATTGATGCAACGACGTTCTGCTGTACAACGACAGCAGATGTCTTCTGAATGGACGCGCTTAACTGGAGCTTCCTGTGTGTAACACCAGCCCTTAAGGATCGATACTTTACGGAAGCGTATATAGCCATCGGCTGTTAACCGAACTGTGATCGTACTTTAAACTTTATTAAATCAATTACAGTCTGGGTCCGACCGTTTGAATCAGTAAACTCAACCTCGCCCTCTAAAACACCTGTTGAGGCAAGAGTGTCGTTATCAAATAGAAAGGTTACTTTGCCGTCCGTAGGAGCCGTGATAGTTCCAAGCAAGGTGTCAATCAGACCTGTCTGACCAACTGTCCTTACGCGCATCCTTACAGACCCTCCAGTAAGGTTTAGTGCGGCAAACGTATTTGCATCATCAGCGTCAAGTATTGAGCCTGTAGCTGCGGTGTTGCTGTCCTTAAGAGTCATCTCGATCTCTGGGAGTTGGTCTCCCTGAACAAGATCGATGGTCGTAAGATATGCCATTAGATAAATGCCCTCGGTTTACAAGTCAATGAGCCACCACTGAAGCCGTACTTAACCTGTCGTATAACTTTACCCACACCTCTTTCAAAGAGCTGCTTGTTAACGCCTGCCGCATTAGGGTTAGACCAAGGCTGACCTGACATCATCTGCAAGCGATACAGCGCACCGTGAGCAATAGTCTCCCTATGCTCTTTGCCTACGCTATCTGGGATGCTTGAGCTAGACGATGTTGGCTTAACCGAATACAAAACCCTGAACGAATCAACAGCAGCTGGAATGGGGGCTAGATAGAAGTCAGCGTTGTCTCTTTGGGCGTAATAAGCGGGGGTTCCCCGAGTATTTTCATCGCCCAGCCGCAGCAGTAACTGGCTGTAACTGATCGGAGTCAACGCTGCTTTGTCGTTAAATATATCAAGTATGTGATTTAACTCTGTACCAGATGGCAGTGATACTGCGTACTCGTTTACACCGGCAATGATGGTGATGAATTCAGGCTCAGGAATATAGATATCTGTCCTTGAGCAAAAATCGATTGCCGAGTCACGCACAGACCTTTCAATTAAAAAGTCTGGGGCACCTTGCGCCTCGGGGCGCACGTACAGAGAAAAATCAGAATACTTCATTAGGCAACACCAACCATGCCGGAAGAGGCAGGTACTGGAGTTGTGGCTCCATCAGCCTGAGTCTTCACACCAAGCGCATTGGCAAAGCTCTGATAGTGCATCATTGCTCGCTGTGCGTTGCCTGCAAACTCAGAGTCTTTCTGATATGAGCGATACAGTACGTAATCCAGAATGCAGTTAGCGTACACATCGTCTAGGCTGATTGTAGTTGTATCTGTACCGAAATTAGAAATCGTAATTTCTGACGGAGATGAACTGTAAACAATCTCTAGAGAATGAGTGCCACTTGCACCCTTGGGGTATACGTAAAAATTCTTAGGGTCGGCTGGATCGTAAACAAAGTGTTCAATCTTGTTTGTGCCAGCTGTGGTCTCATGCCAGTTAGGTAGCGTCTCATCTAAGATGCGCTTCTGTACTTGGGTAACGGCTCGACCGCCCACGTTTCGTACTACTTCAATCAATCGTAACGCTGCACTTGGAAGTGTCTGCTTACTACCGTCAACGCAGGCGTAGGTGGTGTTCACCATCTTTGCGTCAGGGCGGTGTAGCACTACTTCTTTCTGTGCGTCATTAAAGAACTTTAAAAGTTCACTATTTGGAAACCGGACGTTCGTATTATCCTGAAGAATAATTGCAGCCCGATCTAAAATATCTACTACTTTAGTTGTCGCCATTGTCAGTCTCCCACTCAATTATTTGTAAATCGGGGTTGTTTTTGAATATCGGGTTGTACTCGAACTCATTTCCGGTAATCACATTCTTAACCCGTTTTGGGACGAGTTCTTTCTGGGCTGGCTGTGGGTTTGCTTTATTTTTAGCTAGTTGCTGCACCTGCTCTTCGAGCTGCGCGAGCGTTAACCGTCTATCCAGCTTTACACCAAAGTCTTCTTTGGCTTGAAGGAATACTTCGTCTTTCTTCGTGTTAGCTTTTTTCATAAGTGTCTCGCCAAAAAGGGGGAGGAAAACCTCCCCCGATCATTGGTCTATCTTAGTTCCACTTACCAACTACAAGCGCGTCTGGAGTAACGACCTTAGAGCCGTAAACTTTCAGACCACGTACTTGATCGCCGAAAGTGCTTTCCATGCGAACAGTTTCAGTGTTAGTGAACTGTGACGCGAAGGACAACGCTTTAGGGTGACCGGCAAGAACGTGGGTGTAACCCGCGTCGCCACCAGCTGCTGGCTTGTAAACCATGTTGCTTTGGAAAACCTTGAAGCGGTCAACCATACCCACCATACCGTTACGGAGAGGTGAAGTAGCATCGCCAGTCAGGTAAGCCTGACGTAGCTCTGACTGCTTAAGCATAGAGATGTACTCAGGAGAAAGAACGATGAAACGACCTTCTTCTGGGATGTTCAACTCATCTAACTGCTTAGACATGGTCAAGATGTTTTCTAGGATGTTAGAAGTAGTTACGTCAGTCTGTGCGCCGATAGTAGTAGCACCAGTCACAGCGCCAGCAAGAACTTCAGTCTCAACAGCGATACGCATACCTTCAGAAGCATCGCTAGAAGCGCCTTCCAACATGTTGATGTCAGCCTGAGCTGCCAACACATCGTCTACTTTAAAGCTGTAGTACTTAGCTTTATCGATGAGCATTTCTACTTTAGCAGTAGTCAGCTCTTGAGTAGTGATAGTGCCAGCGTAGTCGTTGATAGTTACAGCCGGAACTGTACGGATAACAACTTTATCGCCCTGACCAGAGATTTCACCTTCATAGTCGGTGTTAGAGATTTCGGGTAAAATTGATTTGCTGTAGAACTTAGCCTGAAGGAGTTTGGAAAACACCTCTGGGATAAAGTTTACTTCAGATGTAGCACCCGTTGAAAATTGTGAAAAAGACATTTTATTACCTCACAAGAGATTAGCGGCGTATCGAACCACTCTCCATCGCTTTGAGTATTTCTGTTTGATGCTTTTCAAACACTTTGTTTGGCATCCTCATAATCTCATCGACGGTCCAGTGTTTCTTTTCGCCTTTAATTTGTGACTTTCGAGCCTTGGGCATCTTCGGTTCTGCAACCGTCTTAGCCCGCTCAAGAGCCTGCTCTTGCAGCGTAGGAGCTGGTTGCCCCATGTCAGCCTTAAACCTACTAAGGACGGAGTTCACATCATTAGACGAGCCTTCTTGTATCCAAGTCTTCGTCTGAGAATCTGCTTCCTCTAACCAGTTCAACCAGTCTGCCGTATCAATAAGTTGATCGACATCAGGGTGTACCGCTCGGATTCGCTCAAAGTGCTCGGCTTGCGCCTGCTCTTGAATCTCTTGATACTTACTCTGTTCTTGCTCGGCTAAAGCATCCTTGGCTTTACCAACTTCATCCTGTGTTCTCTTCAACTCATCCAGCAACGGTCCAGCAAGATCGGGATAGTCCTCTCTTATCTGTGCCAGCTTGCCTTCATCTTTTGAAGATTCCACAAGTTGACCTTTCAACTCAGTTACACTTCTGATCAGGTCGGCATTTTGCCGCTTCAAGTCAGCAGTTTCCTGCGTTGCTTTGGTCATTCTCGCCTGTGCGCCTTTCATTGCTTTCTCGGCTTTTTCTAAAGCCAACTTCAGTTCCGAGTCCTCGCTGCGTTCTGACTCTTCTACTGTGTCCTCATCCGCTTGAACTTCAGCCGTATCCGTGGGATCGGGGGCTTCTTCTTGCAACGCTTCGGGTTCTTCTGGGGTATCCTCTGGAGGTTGATCTGCCTCTGGGGTCTCAGTCCTACCTTTAGTCATTTGTTCGAACAATTCTTTCGCTTCAGCTTCCAGTCGCGCTGGGTCATTTCTCTTTGACATTGTTATTTCCTTCGAGTCCCACAATGGGATATTCGTTAGTCTATTGCGGATGTCCTTTTAGGGGTCCGCGCTTTGTCTAGAACGGCTTTTGCCGCATCCTCAAGTTCAAGCATAAAACGCAGCTCTAATAGCCTGCCTTGCTCGAACCTAAAATTTGTCTCGTCTGCTCTTTCTAATGCTGACTGGGCACTGTCGAATCGGGCTTTAATTAAGTCCCGTAGGAGGTCCCATTCCGGCATTGCCTTGAGCCGCAGGATCGCCTGCGACTGCTGCCTGTTGCATTTGAGCTTGGAGTAACTGTTGTTGTTGCTGCTGTTCAAGAGCTAATTGCTCCTCAGTCTTAATAATTTCGTCGGGGTCAATATCCATGCTCTGGGCTATGTCACGCAGCAACTGAGTACGCTTGACTGCACCGTTGGGGTCTTCACCAACAAGAGATAGGAATTGAAGCAACCGCTGGCTCTGTACTTCTTTCTGTACAAGTGCGGTACTGCCACGAGCTACGATCCGCAGATCACCCTTTGACTTCTCGTTAGTCCCGAACTCCATATTGAAGTGGAACAAAGCCTCAATCATTGGCTCAATCAGGAAGTCATCAATGTTTTTAATTGTGCTTTTCAGTGCGATGTTTGCTGCACCCATCAGCATCGACATACCAGTCGCTGTCTTGTTAAGACCTTGAGTCTGCTCACCATGAGTGTAGGAAGGCAGTGAAGTGGTCTCATCAGCAAATCGACGGAATATCTCTACAATTTGGTTCAGTCCATTAGCGTTCGCTACCGGCTGATACCATCTGACAGCAGGCATAGAACCGTCTCCACCCTCTCGGAGAAATACTCGCCAAGGGTGGATGTCTGTCGGGTCTTCTCCTGCTGCAAGCAAGTCGGTGTTTACCTCAACCATTGGACCTGACGACAAAGCCATGTTGTCTAGCCAGATACGTGTTGCGGTATTCATAGTTCCCTGAGAGTCACGCATCATACGAGGCACGCCTGTACCCCAGAACTGGTGCGGGCTGCGCTCATACGGGAAGATGTGATAAGGAATCTTGTACCCATTTATAGGGTTCAACATAACCTTCAGCACCTTGCCGTCGCAGATCCATACACAGGCTGAGTAATCATCAGAAAGATCTGAGCCTTCTTCTAGCTCTATGCCGTGCTCTTCAAGATCATATCCGTCAACGGTGCCCCAATACTCCATAACAACGAAGCGATTGGACTCAGAATTCTCGTTGATGCCTGCGATTCGTCGGCGGGTTGTCTCGTGATCTTCTTCAGTATGATTGCCGTTACGGTGAATCTTAAGAAGATACTTAACCATCTCAGCGTCAAACTGGGGTAGATCAGCAAGATCGCGCATTTGTCGTCTTGTTAGGACGTGACGACGGAATAAACCATCGCAATCATTCAGTGTCGTACAGTAGGGGTCAGGGTATAGATCGAAGATACTGACGCTTTCTACGTCAGGTGCTACAGTTTCTACAATGCTCAAGCCAAAGTTCTGCTCACCAGTCTCTGGGTTCAACATTTTAGAGTAGCTTTGCTTCTTATCTATACGCACAGTGCCCGCTTTAACGGCACCCGTTCCAAAGATGCAGGCTTCTAGGAACGCTTCCTTCAGCTTCATCTCTGCATTTGTTTCTATCAACTGGTCTTGAATGTCTACAGTCATAGACTCAGCTGCGTTCTTGGCTATTTCTTTCTCTAGCTCTAAGAACTCTCCCTCTAGCTCCTCCATCCTTGCGGCTACCAAGTCCTGATTCATCATCGGGTCTTGTCCGCTCGCCATCATGATCTGCTCCATAGCCATCTGGCGCATTTGCATCGCCTTCAGGGGATCGATCTGTGGGATTGGTGTAGGGTCTACAGAGAAGAAAACATCGCCATGTTGAAATAATAGGTCGATTATTCTTGAATATGCCGCCATAACTTTGGTACGTGTTAAGCCGACGTACACTTTAGACCGTGATCCAGAGGCTGCATTTAGACGTGCGAGTACTTCAGGCTCATATATCCCCTGATATTGACGCAGGTCTTTAAGCCACTCGTTCTCTGTTTCTTTACGAGCGTCTTTATATTCTTGGAAAGTTCCGGCGAGACGAGACCCCAGACTCTGCATACTTTGCGCTTGCAGACCATCTGGTTCTTTCTCTAACTCTACTTCCTCGCCTTCATACTCATCTTCATGCATAGATTAATAGCCCGTCACAGGATCTAACGATTTAAAGCGTTTTTGTATAGTCCGGTGCCGAGGTCTCGGCATAGAGGCAAGTCCATGCAGCGCGATAGCATAAGCCATCACCCTGTCATCATAACATCCATTCTGAGAATTGTAACTCCCTTTATCATCAATGATATACGTTCGCAACTCATTTAATAATTCTATATCGGCTACACCAGATTCACCCTGTCGCATCAAGGTTGCAAGGTTGTCAACGATTAATGGTTTTGTTTTTGACGTGGTTAAGAAGCCTCCGCGTTTTGTCAATCGATCTCCGTAGGCGCCATCGACAGAACTCTCCACAAATAAATTTGCATATCCTAGATCTTGTATTTTTCGGAGGGTGCCCAGACCGTGGTTGTTTCTCTCTACTACTATATATGCGTTGTTATACCGCTTGCCCAACATAGCAACTAGGGCGCCGTAATCGAAAGGGTCGATGTGTCCATGCCAGCAGGCTACCTGATTACCCATAGAGTCTAGGATCTGGGCGCAGCTGTAGTCGCCGTAGGCGAGACCTTCCGCAACATCCACACCGATGACGTAGCTTTCTTCTCGGAGCGGCGGATACCACTCTTGATAGTTGCCGTGTTCTCGCGGGATCAAGTTGCCGTCGATGATGTCACCCTTGAAGTCTGCGGTGTAGCAGTTACTCTCACACTGAGATATCGCCGTCTCTTCCACAAAGCAGCGACCAGACGTTAAGAAGGCTTCTAGTGGAGTGCTCGGATATTCCTGACGAAATAGATCTGTTCCTCCCAGCTCGTCCAGTTTGGCGCGTCTGAATGAAAGCTGCTCGTCGTCCAATCCATATTTCTGGGCGAGATCATATTCTTCGGGGGTGGCGACGAAGTAAGGCGATACCTTTTTTCTATACTCGGGCATCCAGTACCACGGGATAAAGCAGGTGACCCACTCTGACTCGCCGCGAAGCGACTTCATTACCTGATCATAGAACCAACCACCGGCACCATTAGCCGTGCTCTCTAATATCACCTCGGTATTCTTGCCACCGACGGTCTGTAGTAGACCTGCGACTATGTCTGATCCTTGGGGGTAGAAGGCAACCTCTGATCCGTGGACGAATCGGTTTGTTTGTCCTCGTCCAGTCTGGGTAGAGCGTGCGGTTCCCACCCTGTATCGCGAGTTAATTTCATCAAATACAAGCGTTGACGCCGACTGACTAGCGAGCGGCGGCTTAAATGCCGGATGCGGGACATTCTCATAGAAATGGCGGACCATATTAAAAATAGCGTTAGTAGATTCTGCAAGGTGCGACAGTACAAACGCGTTAGCGTTTCGATTTTGCGTGACTTTCCAGAAGTTTCTGCCCTGTGTGTACGTAGATATGCCGGTTTGGCGGGCTTTCAGGACCAATGCGCGGATGTTTCCTTGATCTTTTAACTGCTGTTCTAACACTTTATGCACGTATAATTGGGCAGAATTCAACACAAAACTGCGGGTATCTCCCTCTTTTGTGACAATTTTCAGCATGTTCTTCGCGTACAAAGGGAAGTTGCCCTTCAATTTGCGGGCTATCTCTTCAATTTCCATTGCTATTCACCACTGCGCGGCACCACCAGACAAAGTCATGGTCGTCTAAAGCGCCTCTCATTAGATTTACGCGGGCACAAACCAATCTTATATTGCCCTCAATGTACCCTTTCGTGACATCAATCCGGTCAGGACTGACAGAAAGGTCTGACTGATCCAAGGTTATGTGCATAGGTAGCTGCGAAATAGCGCAAATACCTCTCTGCTGCTCGTATAACGCCACCAAATACTCGAGTGATATGGGAGTACCCTCGTATTTCTTTTGCTTGTGACGTTGCCTAAGACCCGTTAAACGGTGTTGCAAAAATCCTTCTAGACTCGAGTTGCTTCTCTTTTTATTGCTAAGCGACTTACAGGCTTTACACTGATGCCGCCCGTTAGATTGAAACTCGTCTATGCTTTTGACAACGCCGCAAGTGGAGCATTCTTTACGATCAAGCGCCACGATATGTCCCTCGTTAGCTCCTCAAATCTTGCTACGGCTTTACGGCTGTTACTGACAGCGACTCGGTCTCCCATTAACCCAGTGCCCAGCCCTATGCATCCCTGTACATCTTTAGGGAAGTTTGCTGCGTGAATCAGAATGTAGGTTCGGTCCTGTACATCTTGGATGTGGTAGGTTTCACCGAATCTCGGGGATGTCCGCCAAGCAACGTCATAGTTGCCTTCAGGGATACACGACACGTTGGCAGCATTGTCCAGCCATGGTCGCTCTATCGTATAGAACCGCTCACCGTAGAACTCTATGACGCCTAGTGTGCCGTCAGGGTGGTAAGCGAATCGTTTTAGTTCGATATCAATCATTGGTAGCCGGACCTCTCTTTCTAGCCCGAACATCGTTTCGTTCTTTTCTGCTGGGCTTAGGATTTCCAAAGATTCGGTCATAGCCGTCGCTAAACTTTTTAGTATCTTCAGGACGGCGGTTGTCGCCCTTGCTATATAGTGTTTCACGAGAGTTCTTCATTTCTTTTTTGCTGTCCTAGCCGCACGCTTAAAATCCTTATTAGTCGGAGCGCCTTTGTCGCCCGCATTCCGCATTTTTTTTCCAGCTTTTTTCTTGGCGTTGATGTTTGCATACAAACCTTTGCTCATAGCTAGCTACCTTTCTTCCACTTGGTTGATGATGACTTAGTTTTGGAGGGCGCCCATTTAGTTTTTGCTGCCCAGTAGGCTGCACTCATCTTGCCCTTGCTTATGTTCTTAGCGTGACGGCTCTCAAACGCCTTGCGCTGCCCTACCGTCTGGTTGGTCTTTACACCAGCCTGCCCAAATCTAATGGTCTTAACCTTGTCGCCTTCTTTGGCTACGACGATATGAGACTTAGTAGGGTGGTTAGGGGTACGCTTAGGTTTGTTATAACCACTGACGCCCGCCTTTTTCAGTCTTGAATCTTTACTTTCAGCCATCTCACAAAATTCCTGTGTATATTTGAATGTATATTTGAGTGGGTACTCTCATAAGGACCGCCCCCCCATTTAATTATGTATACAACTTTTCGCCATATTGGTGATTTTCTGTATAGGTACTCTCATAAAGACCCACCCCCCTAATCGACGAGGGTAAGGTGTACCTCTTCTCCCGCAGAAGCCTCTATAAGCGTGTATACCGCCTCTTCTACTTGGGAGGATAAGTAGTACAGCTGCTCACCGAATCGCAGGGAGGTGACCATTGGGACGATATATGCCTCAAAGGTGAACTCATCCATGTCTAAGTAGTTCAATGCCGTAACACGATGCATTAATAGTTGTGTCATTTTTTGCCTCGGTACTCTCATAAGACCCGTCGGGGGTCAAAATA